TTGAATTTGAAATTGAATTTGAAATTGAATTTGAAATTGTTGATTGATTTGTACTCATGTCGGTATCATAATTTTTAGACTTATTTTTTTCAATGTAACTATAATTGGAATTTATCATATCGTTTTTTGGTAATTCTAAGGGACATTTTATTCCTGATATATAATTTTTATCATGTGATTCTAATTCACTTAAATCCGTCATTAATATTATTATAATGATATTAAAAACAATTAGTTTTTAACGTTTGTAGTGTTCAACTAATGATTTTTCAAAACGTTTGTTAATATCATCATCATCATCATCATTATTTAAATTATTATGTTGTTTGTTTAACGATGATTTTTCAAAACGTTTATTAATATCATCATCTTCAATTTCATCTTCATTACTTAATTTACTATGTTGTTTGTTGTATACTAATTGTTTGTATGCTTTTACATATTCTGTATCAATTGGTCCTTTTTTAAATTTTATTTGTTTGACATCATCACCAACTACTTTTTTAAGTTGAGAACTAATATTGAATGGATTATCCATAATTAAATCTTTATTTGATTTATTTGTTTTTGATGTTAAATCTTTTGTACGTTCATTTTTGAAATCTTCGAATCTTTTACTGATATCAATTTTATTGTTATATTTTGTATTTTCTTCATCTTCTTGATTTTGATCTGAATCTTCATCGGTATTATTTGAAGTGTCATCATCATTATCATTATCAATATCAATAGTACTATATAGATTTGTATCTACATTGGCAGTTGTATATGGAGTGGTTGATTCATCATCAACTGAAACAAATTGGTTACCTTCAATTCCATTATCGTTAGCGGCAGCAATTCCTTCCCATTTAATAATTGATTTATCATTTATAGTTTTTCTTTTATGCTTAGTTTTATTCCATTTTTTATTAAATTCTTTATTATCAAATTTATCATCATTAAATATTTTTTTGGGCATTGTTTCAATATATTGAGATTCCCTTTCTAATTTAGAGTCTTCTAATCGTTTTTTCAATTCGTCATATTTAATTTTATCTTTAAATTTTTCTGAACTGATTCTATGTTTTTCGTTAATTTTTATACATTCATTTTCAAATTTTTTTTTTGCTTTTTTGGTATTTTCTTCTGATTGTAAGTTAATCATATTTTGTAATTCAATAAATTCTTTAAAACTTTGTTTATAATCTTTTTTGGAAGTGATTTGAAATTGTTTATCGTAAATTTCTTTTGTATTTGGATCTTTTAAAATTTTATATGCATCATATATTAATTTAAATTGGTAATTCAATCTTTTTTGTTCACTTTCTTTTTCTTCGTCTGGTAATTTTGATATATAGTTACTGAAACGGTCTGGATGAAAATTGTTAATTTTTCTTTTTCCTATTTCTTTAATTTGTTCAATTGATGCTGAATGTGATAATCCAAGTATTTTGTAATAATCAATAGAATTCGTCATAATATTGAATGCAATTGAAGAATCGTTATCTTCATTATTTAAATTGTTTTTCATTATAGTTTTTAAATATAAATTATTAATTTATATATAAACTCATATAGTTAATGGATTTATTAGAAGCAGGTCATATATTATATTTAGTCGGTGATATGTTATCATTTCAATATAGAGAAAGAACGAGAACATTACCCGAATATATATATAATTTTATAGATGATGGTGGAATTACTGAATTTAATATAAAAAAATTAATTAATTCTCCTAATTTAATATTTTTTATTAATTTTACAAATGGATTATTAAATGATGATGATAATTTAGGAAAAATTATTGAAAAAACATATAAAAAAATATCAAAAAACAAATTATACAAAAATATTCAAGTGACAAGAACAGCAGATACACCTGCAACAAGTCAGATATTGATAAATTTAGGGATAGTTTATGCTGATAATATTGATAAATTAGTGGATGAATCTATTGGTATTGGAAAAATAATTTCAACAAATATTGATAGTTATTTATCAGGATTATGTGTAAATTTTTTTGTTACATTAATTAAAAAGAAAGTTAAAATTGATCAATGGGTATTTAAATTAATAGATTTATTAAAATCCGATATAGTTAAAAAATATTTTTTGAAATCATCTGAATTGGAAAGGTATATTATATATGTTAGTTTATGGAAAAATTATGCTAAAACACGATTTTCAAAAGATGGGGAATTAATAAAGGCAAAAGCATTTAGTAATTTAGAATACAGGATTAAATATTTTTATGATTTAGTGAAAACGAATGTAGATTTAGAATTTATTGATGATATTTTAATATGTAGTTTTACAATAATATGTGTTGCATATGATGGTTTATTAACATGTAATGGAAATTGGGAAAAATTGGTATATTCAACGGTATTATTTTGGATAAATAGTGGATCTATTGCATGTTATTTATATGGTTTAATGTATGGTTTGGATAATGTTTCTGATAATATGTTAATTGAAGTTAAATATAAAGATGAAATGATTAAAATGGCTAGAAAAATGTATAAGAAGTATTATTTAGGAGAGAAATTTTGATAGGTCTTCAAGTGTTCTATTACCGGTATAATTAATTTTAGTTCCATTATTATCAAGAATTATTGTTGGAAATCCGTCAATATTTGGACAGCTAGTAGAGTCACAATTAATTTTTTTGAAATTTATATTGGGGAATTTATTGATTAATTCATTCCAAATTGGTTCAAATGCTTTACAATGACCACACCACGGAACTGAATATAAAAATAGTGATTTATCTGATTGAGGATATTTTTTTTTATTAGAATTGATAAATATAAAAACAATAATAAAAATGATAATGAATAACAAAATTAACAATAAGATTTCCATATATATAATATAAAATTATAAATTATAAAAATGACTGGAGGTATAATGCAATTAGTGGCGTATGGATTTGAAGATATGTTTATAACAGGTGATCCTCAGATTACATATTTTAAAGCGGTGTATAAAAGACACACTAATTTTTCAAGAGAACAAATTCCACAGAATTTTTCAAATACTAATAGTGTTAATTTTGGAACGCGTGTTTCGTGTTCTTTAGGAGTTAATGGCGATTTAATAGGTAATATATTTATTGTTATAAAACTCCCAACAATAGGACAAATAGATCAGACAGGAATATCACAAATAGCATGGGTTCATAGAATAGGTTTTTATATTATAAAATTGGTTGAAATTGAAATAAATGGACATATTATTGATAGACATTATGGTGAATGGTTAAGTATATGGAGTGAATTAGTAAGTGGATACAATGGTGATAATAGGAGAGGATTATTAAAAATGATAGGAGAAGATGACACTTTAACTGATTTTACATTTACGAAGGATGAATATACTTTATATGTTCCATTACAATTTTGGTTTTGTAGAATGAGTGGATTATATATTCCGTTACTAAGTTTACATTATAGTGATATAAAAATAAATATTGAATTTAATGATGCTGACAAATGTTATATAACTGCACCAACGAATTATGTTGAATGTATTGATTCTGTTTGTAATTTTACTGATTATGAATACATTGAACAAAATATAAATGGTGATATAAGAGCCGGATTATTTATAAAATATGATATATCAACACAACGATTATATTATGTTAAATTAACAACAAATACATTAACTGGAATACCATTAACGACATATCCAATTACTCCGAGTGATATATTAACATATTTATATACTGTTGATGCATATGGAAATATTAGTATTAATGCTGATCCAGCTGATTATAAAATAACTGGAAAGACAAGTGGTTTTATAATGTTTCCAGATTTTAATGTTGTATCAGTTAAATATTCTTTTCCGAGATTAAGGGTAAATTTAAAAAATTGTTATTTATTAGTTGATTATTATTTTTTAGATGATGAAGAAAGAGTAAAGATTGTTCAAATGAAAAGGGATTATTTAATAGAGCAATTATTTTTTACACCAGATGTAGTAATTGATGGAATTACACGGAGTTCAAAAATAGTGATGGATCAACCATGTAAATTAATGGTATGGGTTATTCAAATGAAATATAATATTAATTCAAAAGATTATTTTAATTATTCAAATTCATATCAACATAAAATATCGTCGGATACTAATTATCCTAACAATGATGTTGGTGATGTTGTTGGTGGGAATATTGCATTAAATGAAACAGTTATATTAAATGGATATGAAAGGGTATCATTTAGAGACAGTAATTATTTTAATATGATTCAACCATATCAGCATTTTAAATATGCACCACAAATTGGAATAAATGTATATTCGTTTGGGCTACATCCAGAATTAATACAACCGTCAGGATCATGTAATATGAGCCAGATTGATAATATTTTGATCAAAACAAAAACAGATGCAACTGTTACTTCAAGTAATTATGCAGTTTTACGATGTTATGGTCTTAGTTATAATATTTTACGTGTTTCAAGCGGTATTGCAGGTGTTGTTTTTTCAAGATAAACTATATAGAAATTATATAGAAATTGTATAAAATATAATATGATAAAAAATATAGAAACTGATTTAAAAGAAAAAAATGATAAATTACAAATTAAAAAATTTGATATACGATCATTATGTAAAAATCCTGCAATTCTTATAATAGCGGGAAGAGATAAAGGAAAAAGTTGGGTTGTTAAAGCCATTTTAGAAAAATTAACTGGATATCCAGCAGGTATTGTTATATGTCCGACTGAAAATGCTGATCCATTTTATTCTAAAATTATTCCTAAAAGTTTTATTTATCTAAATTATAAATCTGAAATAATCAAAAATATAATATCAAGACAACAAATGTTGAAAGAAAAAGAAAAAACATCAGGAAAAATAATTGATAAAAGAATATTTTTAGTAATGGACGATTGTTTAGCATCTAAAACAATATGGTCAAAAGATCCAATGATAAAAGAATTATTAATGAATGGCCGACATTATGACATAACATTTATATTAACAATGCAATACTCATTAGGAATTGCACCGGATTTACGATCTAATTTTGATTATGTATTCATGTTATATGACGATATATTTTCAAATGTTAAAAGATTATATGATCATTATGCTGGATTATTTCCATCAGTTGAATCATTTAGAGAAGTTTTTTTACAATTAACTAATGATTATGGTTGTATGGTTTTGAATAAAAAAACTGGTAGTAAAATATTAAATAATAAATTATTTTGGTATAAAGCTCCTGATTTAAGAGGTAGTGATTTTAGATTAGGTTGTAGACAATTTAAAAATTACCATACAAATAATTATAGAGAATTTAAAAAAAAAATAGATACAAATGAAATATCAAATTTAATAAATGAAAAAAGAAAATATAAAAAACTTAAAATTAAAAAAATTTAATTAATTTGAATTTAATCTAATTTAATTCAAATTGTTGTTTATTATGCCTGACTAATAAAATATTTATTAAGCGCTTCTGTTTTTCTTGTATCAACATCTTGACTGCTTCTAACCCATGGTGATGGATTAGCGAACATTGTTCTGAAAATATCTGAGACATATACAGGAGAATTTTGTTCTTCTTCAAATGTTCTTGGAATATATTTATATACTATTTTTTCAGGCGGACATATTTTATTTTCTTTTATTAAATCAACAGAAATAAATAATATACCAATAAAAAATAATATTAATATTAACAATTTTATTAATGAATACATGATTACGATTAATATATATAAATTAATTAAAATATAAAAATTGAAAAATAGATTTATAAAATTATATTTATATCCATCATTAATGCTTAATATAACACCTATATCGGATATCATAAAACAAAAATATTGCAATATTTATATTAAATGTCCTAAAAGACTAGTATATAATGTTTTTAATAAATCAGGTTTAATAAATAGCTTATTAGCGAATATTTTAAAATCTTGTTTTTGTGATTTTGAATATTGTACGTCTTATACAAGATATGAAAAATGTAATATTGATACTGGATATTTATCCGGATTAGGTAATAAGGCAGTACAAAAAATTAGATCTTGTGATAGCATCGAAAATATAATACAAAATGTTAAAATGAGATATTATTTAAATAAAAATAATACAATAAAACTTGATACTGATAATACACTTATTATATTTGATGATG